GCCTGGATTTCGCCTGCGAGCCATAACGAAATGATGAATGTCTCATAGATTTCGTCCATAGCCTCCATCAGAAGTTCTTTTTCCTCTGCGTAGGTCATGTCATCCTCTATGATGCCTTGTCTTGTGGACGAGTAATTGCTCTTTGACATATCACGGCTTGTCGCTTCATAGCTGACACCCTGTCCTGCAGCGACCATCCTCTGTTGCAGTTCGATGTAGCTTGCCGCATCCGTTGCCTGCCCTGTCGGATTAACCACCTGTATTTCATCGCCTGCATTCAACTCCTTTATCATGCCCGGAGAGATGCTCTTTCCCTGGTAGTCCTGCATCGGTCCCTGTTGCACACCGCCTGTCCTGCCTATGCCTGTGGTCGGCAGTTGCTTTTTAATGAACACTGAAAGGCAGGCGGCTATTCTTTCCTTGACGGATACCGCCACCATGAATTCATTTGCATCCCTTATCCTGGTGATTGTCGGACTCATGTCTGAAATTTCACGCACCTGTGACGGTCTTGTTTTTGAATATAAAAAAATGACATCCTTGGCATCCAGGTAGATTGGATTCAAGATTGCCACTCCGTCTATGTTGTACTGTCTTATCCAGTATCCGATTGGTTTGTTGTATTCATTCATTTCGATGCCGCCCACCACTTTGTTCCCTTTGTGTTTTGGCTGCATCTGTGAGTTGTCCAGTTCGTCCACCTCGAATGTCTGAAGTTTGAATGGGAGGTATCCGTCCCTCGTGTACCTTTTCACGATAACGATTCCACCGTCCACCTTTTTCCGCTTTTCACACATTCTCATAATCTGGTTGAAGGACTGCGTTCCTGTCACGTCACAGTTCTGCTTTTTGCACCATTTCTTCCAAGCCTTTTCAATGGTTCGGTTTAATGTTTCATTTGATGTCTTTGCCTGCAGGGTGTATCCCCCGCCTATGACGTTCCTTGTGTATGCTCGGACGATTGAGTTCATCATGTCGGAGTTTCGCTCCAAGTCCCTTGCCCTCGCCCGGACATTGTCACGGCTGTACCTGTCCGTGAATTCAGCCGACTGGTTGATTACCCTCCAGTTGGCATTACCTCTTGAGTAATCCCCGGCATCATAGTTCCGCATTTCGTTTAAGTTCTGCCGCCATGCCTCCCTCCTCGCTCCCCATTCCGGGGATATGAAGCCGATGATTCCGTCTAGCCAGTTCATGCTCCTACCTCCCATCAAATACAGCGACATAGGTGTCATCCAGTAGTCGGCTGTCGCCTTCCGCTGCTATCTGTGCTGTGAGGTCGTTCTTCATGTCATAGAGCAGGCTGAGGTCCGCACGTGTCAGTTGCCTTGTTCCTATTTTGTAGGACTGGCCGCCAACAAGCACGGCATATATTGCATTGTTTACTTCTGTCAGCATTTCCTTTGCTGTGTAGTTGCTCTCTACTGCCATGTCTGCCTCCTTATATCCATTTTCCTTCGTTCTGGCTTATCCAGTTTTCCTCGGGAGCATAGTGCTGTTCCTGTGCAGGCTGCTCCTTTGGTGCTTCCTGCACCTCGTTTAAGTGCAGCGTCCTTACTCCGAGTACGTCTGCGGCCGCCATTGCGTACACCTCGCAGTCGAGGTAGTGGTTGTCTGCGTGGGATGTTTTCTGCACCCACTCCTGCTTGTATTTTCCATTGTTGGTTCGGACATTGACCTTGTGCTCTGCAGTGACCTGCTCGGCATATTCACGGTCGCACCCTGCGAATACCATCCATGATCCGCTGCCGTTCTTTCTCTGCATTCGTCCGGCTATCATGTCCTTGTACTTCCCGGTGTCGACAAGCACGAGGTTCATTCCGTATGCCTTGCTGTCTGCTTTGTTGATTTTCGACAGCTTGTAATGCGAGAGCATCGGGTTTGATGAGCCTTTGCTCGGCAGTGCCCATTCCGAATTGTCGGCACAGAAGTCATACACACTGTCGGCTTCGTTTCCGGAGTCTACCAGTGCCAGTGCGACCACGAGCGGTGTTCCGTCCGGCATACGGTATTCGAGGTTCATTATCCTTGCCACCTCCTGGAATGAATAAGCCTGTCCGTGTGTTATGTTCTGGCTCGTGAGGTAATTCCCCCATGCTCTGATTGACCAGTACAGGCAGTTTTCCTGCACATCGACTCCGGCTGTGAGCATCTTTGTCCACTCCGGCACGATGAATTCTTCCACATCGGTCTGTCTTTCCATGACAAGGTCCGCATTGGTTTTCAGTTTTGTATCCTCCCATGGTTCGGCAAGCCATGAGTTTACAAAGTTCTGCAGTTTCTCTGGGTCATCCTTGCTCTGAAGGAATTCCTTTACTACTTCTGAAAAACGGACGAACGGACTGTATAGGGTGTTCATCCAAAAGGCGACCTTGCGGACGAATTTGGTGTTTTCCTTTACCGTCCTCCATTCCCCATACCGAAGCATATTCGGCTTGTCCTGGTCTGTGATGATGCACCCGCATTCCTGGCAGACATAGTTCGCAAACTCTGCCCTGTCTGCGAAGTTCATTCCGTCCTCGTTCGGGAATGTGACCTGTGCCCATTTCAGTTCTATGTACTCCCCGCAGTGCGGGCATGGCACGAAGAAATGCTTTACAATGTCAGCCTCCTCCATTGCCTTCCAAATGTGCCCGCTTTTCAGTGTCGGTGTACTTGTTACGAATATCTTCCTGTTGTGGAATGTCTTTGTCCTCTCCCTTGCAAGGCTTATCGGGTCAGCCTCCTTCCTTGATGCTCCGGGGTATTTGTCCACCTCGTCAAGAAACAGGTATCTGATTGCCTTGCTCGCAAGGCTTGATGGTGAGTTCGAGCCTGCCAGTGTGAGGTACATTCCGTCAAACTGCAGCTCCAGTCTCGATGATTCGCTTTCCCTGTACCTTTTTTTCAGTGTCGGTGCCGCCTTTATCATCGGCACGAGTCTGTTCTCCGATATGGATTCTGCCAGTTTGTCTGTCGGGTACACTATCATTGTCGGTGCGGGGTCCTGTTGTATGATGTACCCTGTCATATTCTGCAGGCACTCTGTTCCACCGACCTGTGTCGGCTTTACATAGATGATTTCCTCGGTTTCATGGTTGTTGAATTCATCCATGATTCCTTTGAGGTATGGTGTCTGGTCGGTTCTCCATGGTCCCGGCATTGCAGATGTCTTTGCATCCAGTATGCGGTACTTGTCTGCCCACTGGGACACTGTGATGTTCTCTGGTGGCTTGAGATATGCAAGTGCCTCCTTCTGGTATGCTGTGACCTCGTACCTACGAAACGGATTTCTTGCCACGCTTTTTTATTTCCCCAGGTTCGACCCCTGCCACCACGAAGTTCTCCATAAGCCTGATGATTTCTTCGTTGAGGTCTTTCTCTATCCTACGAACCTCTGTCGGGTCGACCATTCCACTGATCCGCCCCGTGAGCCTGCTCGGAAGTGAAAGTGCAAACCTTTTGAAAACCACAAAGAACCGTGAATAATCCATCTTTACCTCCTCGATATCGATGTATTTCCCGGACGCAATCTCTGTTTTCAGTCGGTGCATCTCCCCCTGCGACTCCTTCAGTGCTATCTCTGCCTGCAGTTTCTGCTCACGGAGTTCCACTTCCTTTTCGGATTTGCTCTTTCCGTATGCCTTGTCTGAAAGGTATTTCACATACTTCTGTATGGTCGGTGCTAACTCGTACCGATTTCCATCGGCTGTCCTGGTTGTTGATATTATTCCCTCCTGTGTCAGTTGCTGCACCCTCCGCACCGTGACACCGAACAGGGATGCAATGACTTCTACCCTGTAGTAGCCAGTGCTTTTCTGTTCTTCCTTTTGTTCGCCCGCCATATTACTGGGCATCTCCTGCCGGGATCCTCTCAGCCTTCTGCCCGGTGTAATCCTCCCAACGCTTTACGATTACATCGCAGAACCTCTCATCGAGTTCCATCAGAAAGGCTGTCCTTCCCAGTTGCTCTGCGGCCATTAGGGTGCTGCCGCTCCCTCCGAATAGGTCGAGCACATTCCACCCGGACTTACTGGAGTTGGTTATGAATTTTCCCACAAGTGCGATTGGTTTCATTGTTGGGTGTATGTCATTCCTTGTAGGCTTGTTTTCGTAGATTACCGATGTCTGGTTCTGGTATTTCCTGCGGAGTTCTTCGAGGTATGCCACCAGTTCGTTTTTCTTCATGGCATTGAAGTCTATATCATCTTCCAGTATCACGGTATCCTGTGTCCTGTCGTTGATGAAGTAATGTGCCGCTCCCTCTTTCCAACCGTATAGGACTGGCTCGTGCCTCCACTGGTAGTCCTGCCTGCCAAGCACGAAGGAGTTTTTCTCCCATATCAGACACTGGGCGAGTTTCAATCCTGCATCAAGGAATGCCTGTCTGAAGATGTGGCCCATGCTCTCTGAGTGGAACACATAAATTGCGGCACCTGCCCTCATGAATTCATATGCAGATTGGTAAACCGACAGCATGAATTCATAGAAACTCAGATTATCCATATTGTCATTCTTTATGGTACTGGTTATCCTGTGCCCCTTACCCTCTAGGTAATTTTCCAGGAACTCTGCCTTGTCCCCATAGTTGACATTGTATGGCGGGTCTGTTACCACGAGGTCTGCCATCTCTCCATTCATGAGTTCTGCCAGTTCCCCCTCGTCTGTACTGTCGCCGCACATTAGCCTGTGCCTGCCAAGTATCCAAATGTCGCCCCTCTTGGTGACTGGTTCTGACACCTGCTCCAGTGCTTCGTCCTCATCGAAGTCATCATCTGCCGCCTCCGGCTCTATCGCAAGCCTGTCTACCAGTTCGGTGAGGTCTTGCTGCTCGAAGCCTGTCAGTGATATGTCGTAATCTCCGAGGTCTAAGCCGAGCAGGAGGTCTTTCAATTTCAACTCATCCCATTCGCCTGTGATTTTGTTCAATGCGATGTTCAGAGCCTTTTCCTTCTGCTTATCCAGTGAAACCACGACAACATCTACTTCCTCGTATCCGAGGTCTTTGAGTACCGTGCATCTCTGGTGGCCGCCTATGATTGTTCCATCCTCGTTTATGATGATGGGGTCGACATATCCGAATTCCTCAATGCTTCGTTTTATCTTCTGGTATTCTGCATCGTCCGGGGTCAGTGCCTTTCGTGGATTGTAATCCGCAGCGATTAACGCTCCCAGTTTTCGCTTTTCAGTTCTCAGATTCTGTTCCATTCCTGCCTCCTTTCCCGCTGTGCGTAACGAAATGGTAAATTTATTTTTGATTTTTTCGGGGCAAAAGCCGGGCTTCGTTCGCCCCGCATCGTAATCCTGCCGGGGTAGTACCTTGCGGCTTGCCCTGCCCTCCTTGCATCAAAAAGAGGACACTGCCTTGGCTCTGTGTCCTTGGCTGTGTCCTCTCTGAGGGGAGCAAGTGGAGCGGTCGGGTGGTGGGTGTGCCCCTTGCCCTCATGCTCCACGCTATCATCATAACACATATGAATGTCCGATTGTGTACGGACTTGTATGGTTGGTGTGTGCCTGCCCTGTGGCTGTGCTGTGTGGTGCTCTCTCTGTGTGTGTGGCTGTGCCCTCTGTGTGTGCCCTGCCTGCCCTGTGCTGTGTGGTGCTGTGGCTGTATGCCTGCCCTGTGTGGTTGGTGTGTGCCTGCCCTGTGCCCTGCCCCCCTGCGTGGCGGGTGCTATAACCCCTGGCTTTCTGCCCTTAAAATTCCCGGCTTGATATGAGGGTGCTATATGGGGGTGGGTATAAAAATGCCCCTACACAGGCGGTGTAAAAAATCGCCTTGTATAGGGTTTGATTTTTAGGGGTGCTGTTTCCCTTGGTATAACCGTCCATATTCAATCTCCGAATTCTGCCTTTTTGAATTTGGGCATTGGAATTTCAAGTTTCAAATATCCCAGTTTTTTTCCGGTGTAAATTTCCGGCTTTTATTCTGCGGTTTCGATTTTGCCTGTTTCAATATCGATATTATACTCTGCGTATTTTGTTCCCCCGAATAATGCCTTGGCATCGTGCTCCTCTCCGTCCACATACTCGTAAATCCGCACATTGATTTTGCCGCCTACACAGGTGATACATGATGTCGTGTTCAGTGTGAAATTCACGACTGCGTGTACCTCGCTGTCATCGCTGAATAATTCCTTGTAATAATCCAGTGCGTATTCCTCGGTTGACTTGTTTCCTGTGACCTTTGCCATCCTCCAGTTTCCTGTCACATCGTTCCTTACGGAATCCGAGAAGATGATGTCCATTCCGTCAATGTCGTACGAACCTTCTTTTACGGTTTTATCTTCGCCTGTAGTTTCCTGTGGCTCGGCAGCAGTTGTGTTTTCCTGTGTTGTTTCCGTTTCATCCTTTGAATTTTCGACCTCTGTGCTGACTGGTTCTGTTTCATTCCCTGTATCCTTCTCGCTGTCCGATGGACTCACAATTCCGTAGATGCAGGCTGCGATGATGACCAGTAAAATCACGAGTATAATGGTCCTTGATTTTTGGGTTTTCATAGGCTATGCCTCCTCCATACTTTTATTAGCAATCATCAAAATTGCAAGATAATTCTACCCCCCCTATGCCAATGTCAAGCAATTCCACGACTTATTCATCCTCCTTGCTCTTTGAAAAATCAGCAATGATTTTCTGTACTTTTTTGAAGGCGAGAAGTTTCTCTATCCCTGCCCTGTAGTAGTCGTTGCAGGTTGACCGTGAATAATTGACCTCCCTGCATATCTGTTTCCATCCGATGCAGTCAATGTGTCGGTATTCCATGATGATCCGCTCGGTGGAGTCTACTGGCAGGAAGTCCATTATCTTCATCACGTTCAGCATCGTTTCCTGCATTTCCTTTTTCTGGATTTCTATTCTTTCCTCGATTTCGATTACACGGATGACCTCGCTTGCTGCTCCCTCTCCGACCTTGTTCGTCTGGCTTCTCGGCACTGGGGAGTAGTCCATTCCCTTTATGCTCCCCATGTTTTCTCTGAAATCACGGAGTCTTGTTTCAAGCTGTTTCTTTTTCATTTTCGCCCTGTAATACTGCCCAAGGTACTGTTGCAGGATTATTCTCTGCTTTTCTGATTTTTCCTCATTGGCTTCCTTAATGCTGTGCTTCATAGTATCCCTCTTTCTAATTTTTGTTTTCTTTCTCCCCGGTTGCTAGGAAGTACGCTTTGCCACCGATGATCCGCACCTGTTTCAGCACCCTGTCCCTGTTCTCCCAGTCTCTGATTTCGATTCCTCTTTCCTGCAGGATGTCGATTTGCATCTCAATACTGGACAGCATTGCGGACACAGGGAGCTGCCGCATGACCTGCGTTGCATCCTGCAGGCTTGAGTTCATTCCGAATGGTTTACGTTTAATTCTTTTTGCCATGTTCCTCGCCTCCTCTTATCTCTTTCCAGTTGATTGCCTGTCCGCAGTTTGGGCAGTGGTCGTGTTCGTCATATTCCATCTCGTATCTGCTTTCGCAGG